TCAGTTTCACCCAGCTAGTGAAGAATACTTGCTATTCTGGAGAGAAGAAAAAAAGAGGTGTATAGAAGGTTATTGGGTAGGCGGAGTATGGATGCCAGGTAATCTTTACTTTTATGTAAATTTCTGGACAATTCTTTTAAATAAAACTGCACACTCTAAAACTAAAACTCCAGGTAAACCATTTCTTAGAGATCTTGAGTGGGAATTCTTTTATAATTGGGTAGAAGCTCGCGGATTTTCAGGATTTGAAGATGATAAAGAGTTTACTTGTGATAGAGAATTTATAGGAAAAGAAAACTATGTGCCTGCTGCAGAATATATGCGTAGGACACATAAAAAGAATTTAGGTAGACCATTGTGGGAAAATGAAGCTAAAAACTTTATGATGATGGGGAGTCGTGGATTTGGTAAATCATATTCTGTTGCAGGGGGTGTAGCAGGACATGAGTTTGTATTTGATGGTATGAAATCTTATGACCCTGATCTTATAAAGAATCCTCCATCTACAGAAATTGTAGTGGGAGCTGGTGATGCTAAATATTCTGGAGATATATTAAAGAAAACGCAATTTGGACTAGATAATTTACCAGGTGGCATAGAAATTGGAAATAAATTCTTTCCCTCTCCTTTTGCTAAACAATATGGTGGAAGCTGGTACTCTGGTAAAGAAGTTATTGCAGAATATAAGAAAAAGCTTGGCGGTACCTGGAAAGTTATGGGTAGTAAGTCTAAAATCAAGCACCGTACATTTAAAGACAACCCGTTTGCTGCCAATGGTACTCGTCCTGCTGTAATGGTTATGGAAGAGATTGGTATGTTTGGTAATCTTAAAGCATCGCACGAAGCTTCTGTAGAATGTATGAAAAACGGGGCATATAAGTTTGGAAGTTGTATGTATCTTGGTACAGGAGGTGATATGGAAGGTGGAGGTACTGTAGACGCAAGAGATATGTTCTACAACCCAGATGTTTACGATATGATTTCGTTTGACGATGAATGGGAGGATAAAGGAAAAATCTCTTATTTTGTACCTGCTTACAGAGGGCTAAATCAGTATAAAGATGATAATGGTAATACTCACGAAGCTGGGGCTAAAGATTATCTAGATAAGTTTAGAGAAAAGCTAAAGAAAGGTAAGAATGCAAGAAGTGCATTAGATGCAGAGTTGCAAAACAGACCGCTTGTACCTTCAGAAGTATTCCTTACACGAACTGGTAACTTATTTCCAGTGGCAGATATGTTAACACGATTAGCCGAGTTAGAAGCATCTAACCGAGAAAGAAATCATGATTATATTGGCGAGCTGTACATGAACACTGAAACTAAAAAAGTGGATTGGAAGCCAAATGCAAAACTTAAACCTATATATGATTTTCCTGTAAGAGGATCAGATGATATTGCAGGAGCTGTTATTATATATGAGATGCCATATGAGGATTCTGACGGGCAAATACCTTTTGGTATGTATATTGCAGGATGTGACCCTTACGATCATGATGAATCCACTACATCTTCTTTAGGATCTACATTTGTACTTAATAAGCTTACAAATAGAGTTGTTGCAGAATACACGGGAAGACCAGAAACTGCAAATCAATATTATGAAAATGTAAGACGCTTACTTAAGTTTTATAATGCTAAGTGTTTGTACGAGAACGAAAGAAAAGGTTTGTTTCAGTATTTAGAGCATAAACACGAAACATTTCTTTTAGCAGATCAACCTGATATAATAAAAGATGTAGTTCAGAATAGTAGAGTGCAAAGACAAAAAGGTATGCACATGTCAAAACCTTTAAAAGTCTATGGTGAAGAACTTATAAAGATGTGGTTGCTAGAAGCTAATGGTAGTGAAGGTTTATTAAACCTGCATAGAATAAGAAGTGTAGCATTGTTAAAAGAACTTATATCTTATAATAACATAGGAAACTTTGATAGGGTAATGTCTCTTATGATGGTAATGTACCATTTAGAAGAAGTGAAGAAAATAAAAGTAGAAAAAAACACTAAAGTTAAAACTATATACGATCAATCTTTCTGGAGTAAACCCTTATACGCTAGAAAGAAAAAATTGTTTTAGCTATAAAAAAAATTATTAAAAATCTAATTTCGTAGATTATTACTTGCGGACAAAGTTAAAATTTATATTTTTGTCCTTTAATTCGCGAATTTTAAAAAACATATTAATATGGCAACAGTAAATGTAACACTATCTCTTTCTAGCACAAACTTGTTTGAAAAGCAAAGTTTGAGCTTTACAGAGACAGATGTATTATCTCCTGCAGGAGATCAGATGCTGATCGGTAGACTTAAAACTACTGGGTCAGGAACAGAAGACAATATAGCCTTAAAGGCATTAGACGGAACAAACGATAGAGCATACTTATTTTTACACAATATAAGCTCAACTACGGGCGAGTATGTTAAAGTAGGATTATGTGCAGCTCATGGTACAGACTCAGCATCAGGTGACTGGTTTTCAGTTTTAGGGCCTGGAGAATTTTTATTTATTCCTATTGCAGATATGCAAGATGTAGACGTAGAAGCAGCAGCAGGTAACCCTGTAGTAGAATACGTACTAATGGAAAAAGCAGCATAATTTTAAAATAATAAGACATGGCAAACGCAACTTTAAATGTAAATTTTAGCTTATCAAGCTCAGATTTATTAAACACAGTTAATTTATCTAAGACTGTATCAGATGCTCTTACTATAGATGGTGATAACCGCCAAGGTTTAACTACAATGGTAACTAGCACTTCATACGCAGATATTAACGTTGAAGCTTTATCAGGATCTACTCAAGGTGGTAAGAAAGCATATGTATATGCAAAAAACACAGATGCAACAGATGATTTAATCTTTGCAGATGACGGAGATCAAGTATTTGCAATGTTATCTCCAGGTGAATTTTTATTTTACCCTACAGCAGATAACACAAAGATCCAAGTTAAATCTTCAGCTAACACTCCTAGAGTAGAGTTTTTACTATTAGAAGTAGACTAAAACTAATTTATGCCTCATATAGATTTTCCCAGACAAAAACTGAGTCGTAGGAAAAAGACTCAGAAATGGGGAGAAGAATGCATAGAATCTGCTTTAGGTTTAATAGGTATTTATGATCATACAAGACGTAGTTCTCGCTTTAAGAAAAAGCGGAACTACGATCTTTATAACGGAAAGTTTGACAAGAAAGATCTTGAGTATGTAACAGATCCGTTAGGCCTAGGTGGAGCAGCAGAACTCCCAGCTTCATTACAATATTATGATGTAGCATCCCCTATATTTAATCTCCTTTTAGGTGAAGAAACTAAAAGGGCATTTAGCTATGTCGTTAGATCTGTTAACGAAGAAGCTATTGGAGAAAAAGAAGAGGAAAAGAAAAAAGCCGTGGTTGGCTATTTTGAAGGATTAATGCAACAAGCTATGCAAGCTTTTATGCAAAATCAACAACAACCCGCTAATCCTCAAGAAATGGAAGCGCTTATGTCTCAAGCGCAGCAAAATATACCAGAAGAGCTTAAACGTATACAGAAATATTTTGATTATGATTTTCAGGATATGAACGAGTCTGTAGCGCACAAGCTTCTTACATATTTTGAAAGACAGCAAAACTTAAAACGTAAATTTAATAAAGGCTGGGAAGATGCACTTATTGCAGGGGAAGAAATCTATTGTATAGAAGAAATTTCTAATGAGCCTGTAGTAAGAAATGTAAATCCTTTAGAGTTTTATTGTTTACTACCACACAACTCAGATTTAGTAGATCATGCAGACATTATCATAGAAGATACATGGATGTCTGTAAATACTATTATTGATAACTATTACGAAGATTTAACTGCATCTCAAATAGATAAGTTAGAGAAAGATCATGGAAACAGAAGTTCTATGGAAAGTAATAGTTTATTAAATTATCCTTCCCCTGAAAAAATGTTTATTGAAAACAGAGAAGGAGAAGAGGGTAATTTATTTAACTACTATGATCAAGACGGTAATGTTAGAGTTACAAAAGTAGTTTGGAAGTCTATGCGTAAGATAGGTAAGTTATCTTATACAGATGAGTTAGGAATGGCTCAAGAAACTATTGTCTCTGAAAGTTATAAAGTAGATCCTGAGAGTGAAGAGTCTGTTGAATGGATGTGGGTAAGTGAGTACTGGGAAGGTACTAAACTTGGAGAAGATATTTATATACACATACGCCCTAGACCTAATCAGTTTAGACATATGGATAATCTTTCTATATGCAGCTCTGGTTATGTAGGTACAGTGTATAATGCAAATAATTCACAATCTGTTTCTTTAATGGACAGATTAGTACCGTGGATTTATTTGTATATAACAATGTGGTATAGACTTGAATTAGCTATTGCAGCTAACCAAGGTAAAATTGCTCTTATAGATTTATCTCTAGTTCCTGATGGATGGGAGGTAGAAAAATGGATGTACTATGCACAATCAATGAAGTTTGGTTTTGTAGATTCATTTAACGAAGGTAAAAAAGGGCAGTCCACAGGTAAATTAGCAGGTAACATTTCTACACAGAATAAAGTGTTAGATATGGAAACTGGTAATCATATACAACAACACGTACAGTTATTAGATTTTGTAGAACAGAAAATACATACTTTATCAGGGGTTACTCCACAAAGAATGGGAGCTATATCAAACTCTGAGCTTGTAGGTAATACACAAAGAGCTGTTGTACAATCATCTCATATCACTGAAAAATTATTTGAAATCCATAACGAAACTAAGGTTAGAGTTATGGAGTCTTTACTAAATGTGTCTAAAGATTTGTATAAAGGAAAAACAAAACGATTCCAATATATGACAGATGAATTAGCTAATGTTGTATTCTCTTTACAGGGAGATCAAATTGCTAACTCTGAATATGGATTATTTGTTTCTAACTCAGCTAGAGATACAATGGCACTTGACGCTTTAAAACAATTAACTCATGCAGCTTTACAAAACGATCAAATATCTTTATCAGATGTTATTGGAATTTATAACTCGAACTCTCTTGCAGATACCAGAGTTAAACTCCAAAAAGCAGAGAAAGAAAATAAACAGCAGCAAGCGCAAATGCAAGAACAACAAATGCAAATGCAACAGCAACAACAGCAACAGCAAATGCAGTTCGAAATCGAAAAAGAGAATAGAGAAGATGCTCGCAACAGTGAAGACAACAGCACGAAATTGGAGATAGCTAGAATGAATGCGCAGTCTAAAAATATGGACAGAGATTTAAATAATAACCAGATTAGAGACGACATTGATTTAGCTAAACTCCAATTAGAAAGAGAAAAGCTTCAAGTTAATACAACATTAAAACAACAAGAATTAAACATAAAAAATAAAGATGCCGACGCCAAGCGAAATAGTAAATAGTTTCTTAGAAGATAAAGTGGCAGATGCATTAGACTTTATGTTTAACCCTAAACAACCTGCTGAAACTATATATGACAATATAAAGTTAAATAGGCAAAAAGTAGAAGAGGAAACTCAAAAAAAGCAAAATATTAATTTTGAAGAATAAAATATAATCTTCAAAATTATATTTTAGCTATAAAAACTATATAATTTCAACAACACTACAGTGACAAGGTGTTGCAGACTAACTTAAAATAATTATTTTTGTCACTTAATAAATAAAATTCTATGGCAATAGGAGACGATAACATTTTAGATGGATTGGATTTAAGTGTGTTAGATAATCTAACAACTAATCCAGAGAAGAAAGAAGATCAGCCAAAAGCTGACGGTGAAGGAACTAAAGAAGAGTCAAATCCTGGTATATTTAACCCAGAGTTAAAAATCCAAGAAGTTGATGAGTTGCCTGAAATTGAAGACACCCCTGTTAAGGTGGATCAAAAAGAAGAAAATGAACCTGAAGGATCAGTTACTGAAGAAAATACAGAAGAGCCTGTTTCAGAAGAAAGTGAAGCAAGCGAAGTTGAAGAGGAGGAAGAAGAAGATGGAGAGCCAGCGCTTAAAGTCTTTGCGCAAATCCAAAGAGATTCAGGATTAATTGATTTTAATGACGACGAATTTGAAGACTCAGAGGAATGGTTGTTATCAAAGGTTCAAGATACAATAAACTCTAAAGTAGAGGAGTACAAAGAATCAATGCCAGAAGAGATTAAATATCTTTTGGAAAATCATGAGGCAGGAGTAAATATATACGATTTAATCCAATCTGATTCTAAACAGCAAACGTACGAGTCTATAGATAAAGAGAAATTAGCAGATAGTGAGTCTATACAAAAAAGACTTGTAAAAGATTTATTATCTATTAACGGCTTTTCTCAAGCTCAAATTGATAAAAAAGTTGCACGATACGAAGATGCTGGAGTGTTGTTAGAAGAAGCTGAAGAAGCTTTAAGTACATTACAAGATGTACAAAAACAACAAAAAGTACAGATGATTGAGCAACAAAAACAACAAAAGCAGCAACAAGTAGAAGCTCATAAAACTTGGTTATCTGATTTAAAAACTCATATAACTAAGAAAGAAGAAATATTACCAGGGTTTATGCTAAATCCAAAAGATAAGGATTTATTATACAATGGTATAACTAAGTTGGACCGTAATGGAAAAAATGAAATCATGAGAATGAGAGAAAAAGATCCTGAGTTCGATTTAAAAATAGCATATTTAGCGACAGTCCTTAAGTGGGATTTTTCAGCGTTTGAACGTCAGTCAACAACTAAATCAACACGGAAGTTGGCAGATGCAATTAAGAGTACGAAAAAAACTGGTTCCAGACCAAGTAGAGGTACCTCTAAAGCTGTTAATTTTGACACTATGAGAAAATCTCTGCGATAGGAGCTATTTATTTATAAACAACAAGTAATAATTAAATTAATTAAAAATGGCAAACACAATTAGTTCATTACAAATGTATGCTCCTAAGAGTTGGTCTGGCTTAACAACTGAGAACCACCTAGGAAGCGTATTTGCACAAGAACCAACTTTGGTATCTAATATCATTAGTAGAGTTTTTGGCCTAAACCAATACGCTGGTTTAGATTATTTTTTATCAATCGGTGGAGGAGATCAAGAACTTCCAGATGATAATGATTACGAGTGGTTCCTAAAAGGAGATGACGAAAAAGCTATCTCTATTACAGGATACTCTGCTGCATCTTATGCTGCAACTCCTGGACAATATGGTTCAGAAATTCTTATCGAATTTGCAGAAAAGTATTTTGCAGTTACTGATAAATTAGTATTAGATGACGGTGAGACTGCTGTACGTGTAATGCGTGAGCCTTACATGTCTGGTACATCTTGGGTTTACCCTTGTATGATTATGGCGGCAGATTCTCTTGACTTTGTAGCTCCTTCATTATTAGCTGCAGGATCTAAAGCGAGTAAAGAATACTCTCCACAAGAAAGAACTTTAAACAGAACTTATGGTGAAACTAGCTATACTTCTCCGTTCAAAATGCGTAATGCAATGTCTTTCTTATCTAAGACTTACACTATTCCTGGTAACATGCACCAACGTCCATTAGTTATTGAAATGTTAGATCCTAAGTCTAACAAGACTACTAAGATTTGGACTCAGTATGCTGAATATGAATTTATGTGTCAGTGGATGAAAGAAAAAGAGCGTATGCTTTGGTTCTCTAAATCTAACAAACAAGCTAATGGTACTTATAATGTAATGGGAGCTTCTGGTTCTCCAATCATTGAAGGTGCAGGTTTACGTGAGCAAATCTCTCCATCGTACAAGTTCCACTACACTGACTTTACAATTGACTATTTAGAAGATGTATTATTGAATCTTTCAATTAACATTCTTCCAGAAGATCAACGTCACTTCGTAGCGTTTACAGGTGAAAGAGGTATGGTACAATTCCATAGAGCTCTTGAAAATCACGCTGCTCGTTTCCAACCATTAGACTCTAAGAGAATTAGTGGATCAGGACAAAACTTATCATTCCAAGGTCAGTACAGAGAGTTTATGGGGCCACAAGGTATCCGATTTACTTTAGTACACTTACCAATGTATGATAATGAAGTACGTAACCGTGTACCGCACCCAAAAGGTGGATACACTGAGTCTTACCGTTACACTATCCTTAACATGGGTACTGCAGGTGGTGAGAAGAATATTCGTAGAGTATATCCTAAAGGACGTAAAGAATTAATGTGGCACGTAGCTGGTTCTACTTCTCCACTTGGTCCTAACACTTCGTTCTCTAAAGGATCTGCATCTGCAGTAGATGGTTATCAATTATTCGCTCAAGCTCAACAAGGTGTGCTTATTGCAAACCCAATGTCTTGTGCTGAATTAATTTACTCATCTGCAGTATAATAAATAGATAATTAATATAAACACGAAAGAAGAAGATGGCAAAAGTTGCAAAGGCAAAAGCAAAAGCTGAAGTGAAGACAGAAAGTGTTGTTATAAATACTACACCAGATAAGGTTACTTTAAAACCTATTAAGAAAAATGGATGGCTTCCCGACGATCACGACGGGAGCATCCGTTATTCTAAATGCTTTGAACGCTTAACTGTTCAGGCTGCAAGAGGCACAGGAGTTCTTAACACTGGTTTAACTGAGGAAGACGAAAGAAGACTTGAAAATAAAATGAACATGTCCCCTGGAACGTTGTCTAGATACAACTCTGATTATTGGACTATGTTTAAAATAGATGTTCCTAAAGAAGGAGCTATTCTTGATCTTTCATTCCCAGAAGATGAATTAAAATTTTTAGTTTTAAAAGCGCATCAAAGAGTTGCTAACTCGGAAATGGAAAGATTTGATTCTCCATTTGCAGAGTATATAATGACTTCAGATGAGCAAGAAGCTAAAGTGGAAAATAAGAAATCTAAGCTTAAGCGTAAAGCTTACAAAGTATTTAGTAATATGAATACTACAGAAATGAAAGATGTTCTTAAAGTTATGGGCAAACGAGTTGGAGACGATGCGTCTGTAGACTTTGTTGAATCACAACTGGATAAAATCGTAACTGATAATCCGCAAGAATTTCTTAATACTGTAGAAGATCCAACATTTAAAATGAGAGCGTTTATTGATGACTGTATAGCCACAAGAGTTCTTGTAAAAAATGGTACTAAATACCAACTTCCTGGTGGAGATGTTGTAGGATATACACTTGAGCAAACGATTGAATATTTACAAAATCCTGACAATCAGGAAGTGTATTTAGATTTAAAAGGTAAAATGTCTGTAGGTAAGTAATATGACTAGAAGCCAAATGCATTCGGAACTTAAGTTTTTACTTGACAAAGTAGATTCATCAGCTGCCCCATTATTCCTTGCGGATGAAATGGATATGCTGTTAAATATTGCTCAAGAAAAATTTATATCTAAACGTGCTTTTGGTAATAATCCTAGACGTACAACTTTTGAAGAAGATCAGAAACGTAGAGATGATTTAAGAACTATAGTAGGTAACACTGTTATAACAAATTTTTCTAGATCTGAACATTCTAAGCCTAATGGCATTTTTATGTCTTTACCTGCTAACTATAGACACTCTGTTAATGAAGAAGTAGTTCTTGAAAATGGAGAAAGGGTTAGTGTAAAGCCTATTACGCACGATCGTTATAATAAAATTATAGATGATCCTTTTAATAAACCTCATAAAAATACAGTTTATAGATTAGATTATGGGGGAGATGGAGACACTAATATTGCATATGTAGAATTAATAACTGCAGATCGTATAAGTATTCTTGAATATCATTTACGGTATATAGAGAATCCACCTCAAATAGGAGATAAGCAAGATTGTGTTTTAGCAGATCATACACATAGAGAGATTGTAAGGATGGCTGTCGTAGAAGCTCTAGAAGGAATAGAGAGTCCACGATACCAATCAAGTAAAATAGAACTTAACGAAATAGAATAAATAAAATGGCAAGAACAGCAAAAATAACAAATGCCAATGTAGCCCCTCGCAAAAATGCGGCAGGACTAGTTGGTAATACTCCAGTTCGAGCACAAGATTTTAACGATCTTGCAGGAGACTACATCAGTTCATCTGATGCAAATGCTCAATCTATTGCTAGCGATGTCACAGTAGGAGGTAATTTAATTATTACTGATGCAACTGATGGTATTAAACATACTAATAGCGGAACTGTAACACAAGGTACCAGTATTACAACTGCAGTTACACTTAACGCTTCTAGTGGTGTTATTACTATGCATGCTACTGCAATTGCAGCGGACGAAAATATAGAGTTTACAGTTACTAACTCTGTAGTTCAAGCGGACTCTGTAATTTTAATGACTATGCAAGATGAAAATACAACTGATAATACTCAGCTTGTATGTGCTCATCATACTATCGCTGGCGGTAGTTTTAAAATTACTGTTGCTAATACAGATTCAGCGCAAGCTTCTTCTGCTACAGCAGTAAAAATTCACTTTTTGGTTATTAATAATAGCTAGATTAATTAATTTTTAAAATAGAAAACAAATGTTTAAAACAGATAATTCCCTACACGTATTTGTAGGACCAAATAGCGCTAGTGCAAATGCAGCATTTCAAAATGATGTAACAGCAGGCGCAGCTACAGGATCAGGTAGTATCTTTGTAGTAAATGAAGTAGGTGCAGCTCACAGTAATGCTATTGCAACAGGCGAGCTTTTTAAAATTGGACAAAAGCATGCTGATGGTTCAGTAAACTATTCTCCATTATTAAAATTTGATGACTGTTCTTTTGTAGGTAAAGCTACAGTTGCTAGAACTGAGCAATCTTCAGTGTTTGGATTTAACGGGGCTTCAGGTTCTGTACAAGCAATTAACTCTAATCGTTACACTCTTCGTGTAGCTTTTAAGAATAATGTAGATATGTACTCTGAACAATCAGACTTACATTTCTTTGAATATGTATCTGATGCTTCTGCAACTCAAATTGAAATTATAGATTACCTTGCACAAGTTATGTCTAAGAATGAAAAATTCTCAGGAAAATTACTTGGTAAAAAACGAGGTTCTGTAAGAGTTAATAGACTTTTAGGTGGAGCTGGTACAGATTGTGCTAGTATTGACTCAGGTAATTTAGCTACTGCAGCAGTAGTTAATGGTTCTACTCACGTAGCGTGTGGATCTATTTCTTCTGCTATTATTTCTGGCGGAGTTGCTGTAGGTAACTACATTCGCTTTGATGAAGCAGCTGGATCTACAGATGATCAAGCAGAGCCAGTTTACAAAATTGTAGAAGCTAATGCTACTGATAACTACATTGTATTAGACCAACCTTACCAAGGAGCTACTGCTTCTTTAGAAGATGACGATTGTTTTATTATTACAGCAGCTGATGCTGCTTCTGATGCCGCAGGTATTCAAATTGTAGGACTAGAGCAAGAATGGAAACTAGGTCGTTTAACTGATACACAAGTTACTTTTGAAGTTACTTTAGATGGTTGGGGATCTACTACTGCTGTAGCTGATACTGCTGCTGTTAAAGGTTCTGGACACGGTAAAGAAGTTGCTGAGTTAGAATGGTTTGGTAAAGGTTCTCAAGGAGCTGCTTACCGTACAGGTATTATTAGTAATGAAACTGATATTACTTTGTATGCTTCTAAAGATGCAGTATACGATGTAATGGAAATTGATGCTACCATTGCAGATCCTAAATATGCTGTTGCAGGTTCAGGAGTAGGACGATGTCAAATTGTTCTTGCTTTAATTTCTACTGTAAATGCTACAGACGGAGCTCAAGCAAATACTACATTTGGTACTGTTGAAGCTTCAGGATTCAACGAATCGTGATAGCATAGTATTCATAATTTATATAATCAAAGGGCAGGCAGCTTATCTGTCTGCCCTTTTTTAATTTCTACCAATGGCATTAGACTTAAAACTAAACATAAGTACAACAAATGATTGTAAAAATCTTGTTATTGAAGATGTAACAGGCCTATATAATGAGACTTCTAACCCTGGAGGATGGGGAAGTTTTAATATTAGTGGTAATAGGGAAGAGTTTAATTTAAACCTTTCTCTAATTATTTATCTTACTTTGCCAAACGGTACACAATATACAACCCCAATATTTCTTTCTAATTTTGCAAACACTGTTATATATCCTTCTGAAGATACGTATAGAGGATTTAAAGTTTCAGTACCTGCATATGATATATCTACAGAGGTATCTAACTTTCCAGGAATACCTGAATCGTACGAACCAATACAAGAAGTGTTAGATGACAATGTGTATAAAGTATTTGCAAACATAACTTCATCTAAGTATAATAGAGAGTTTCAATTTACATTTAAAAATATTTGCACCTCTCAAAAAATAGTTGAAAGGTTAATGGGAACTATTAATTTAGGGTGCGAAGATTGTGATGACTCTGATATAGAAAGAGCATTGTTAGCAAAAAGTTTATTAGAATCTATAAAAAATATGCAGTAAATGGCTATAGGTAATAGTTTAAATATAAACGCAGTATCGAACCAAGCATTAGATAGTTGGCAGCTTAACTTAGCTGCTGCTAATGTTTCTGATATAGATTTAACTGAGTATGAAAACTATATTCAAAATTCTATAACTTCTTTTGTAAACAATGGCCCATCTAACCTTTATGATGGAGAAGCTATTATACCTATTGTATTTCATTTAATATTAGACAGTTATAATATAGTAAGTCCTAGTGGGCAAAGCTTTGACTTTGATGTAGCTAAAATTATAGAAGATTTAAATACTACATACTCTGCCTTAAATATAACTTTTGCTCCTGTAATTCATAACTTAGGATCTGGGAATATGGAAGAGTTAGGGATACCTGGAGTACATATTGTAGACGCTATGAATCTACGCGATAGCAGACGAGTTCCAGGCACAGAAACTATAAATAGGTTATATACTGAAGAAGGTATTACAGTTACTGGCTCGTATTTTGATAGATCAACAAATGTTAACCCTATAGCAGACATTGGTTTTTCTTTAAATAAATTATACACAGACTACAGTTGGGGAAATCAAAATGTATTAAATATATTTTTAATAAACTCATTTACTTTTAATACTAAAATAATAGTAGATGCGCCTAACCCATATGTTTTTGATAATTTAAATGGTTCTACATATAATATTACGCTTCCTTTTTATGCTTTAGGCAACCCTTGGCAGTCTGAAGAATTTCCTGGGTATGGATATAGATATACAGTAGAAACTCCTATTCAAAATCAAGTAAAAACTTTAATTCATAGTGATTCACATAATATTTACAGTTATTTTGGAAGTAAAAATCATATGGTTAAACCTTTAGTAAAAGCAATAGGACATGCTTTAGGTTTAGCACCTTTAAATAGTTTTAATTACTCAATAGTAGAACAAGGAGATTCAATAGAAAATAGTTGTAATCAGAATTGCGTGTATAATAGGTTTATTGGATCAGATTTTTGTTATAGCTGTGATTATGATGCTGTTGTTTCTAAATTCCCAGATATTGAAAAACCTTTTGTAAGTACAGTATGTGACTTTTTATATGATATACAAGACAGTGAATTTATTAATCCTATGTCTTACAAAATATCAACTACTATTATGCATCACTATACATTTACTCTAATGCAACAATTAAGAGTAAAGGCTAACATAGGGCTTTCTTATATAGAAGATGACGGATCTTTAAATGCTGGTATTTTAACTAAATTAATAAACTCTAATGTTGTAGTTAGTTTACCAGAGCCATCTTTAGAAGAGCAATGTGATCAAAAAGATCGTAAAGCTACAATTTCTAATAATAATAGAACTATGATATACAATCAGCTTAGTTTTAAAGAGGATAAAAATATAAAAGAGTTTTCTAGAAAAGTTAAAAGTATAGCAACAATTTCTAATAAAATTTATAATGAGTAAAACTCCATATACAAGAATATCTCTTAAAGAAGCAGAAGGTATTTCTAAACTTACTTCTAATAATCCACATAGTTGTGATGCACATTACGATGAAACTATTGGAGATAATAGCCCTTCAATTAGATTGGCAATGGAAAACTTAAATCGCAATTATAGAAATACTGTAAATCCAGAAAATTGTGTAGATGGTAGTTGTGATACTGTTTATATTCCTATTATAATTTTTTTTAGTGAGTATAACAATGATAGCGTTAGCGCATTAAATGTTAATTACAACCAGAATTCAAAATATAATAGTTGTATAGACGGAATAAATAAATATAATTTAGCGTTATCTGGACAGGCTGATTATGATGTAAACGTTAATACAAATATTAATAGTCAAATTAATCCTTTTACTATAGAAGATCATACTACAGGAAATCAGTCTGCAGAGTATTATAAAACTAAAGTTACTGATATAGGATACTATACAGGAGCTCAAATATATAATGAAGAGCTTGATACGTTTGAAGATGAATTTGTTTCTCATAGAGAACTGCGAGAACTATATCCTAATATACAATTCTTTTTTCCTAACCGAGTAAAAGTAGATCATATTGTAAATAATTTTTTTACAGAATCGTCAGGGTGTAAAGTAAATTTAATAGAACTACTTGATTACTTAGAAGTACCTGCAAACAATATAGCTAGGAACTTGTTAAATAATGAGTATTTATATTTTGCATCAGATTTTCCAGGACTTTATGTGCAAGATTCAGAAAACTTAGATAATGAGTTTTATACAAAATTAAATGGTATACAAAAAATTATAAATGGAAACAATACAAGTTTAGATATAGAATCTAAAATACTAGGTGATATACAAGATTATAACTCTTCTGAAAACGAAGGTACTACTTGGTTTAGAAATATGAATCATCAAGGGTATAGTAAACTTGGGTTTTCATATTTTGCTATGGGATATGCCGCTAGTAGCTATGTAGCTCAAAATAGTTGGTCTGCGTCTATGGAAATTCCTTATACAAATTCAGGACAACGAATAAAAGGAGGAAATTATATAAGCAGTAACACTTTTGCGCATGAGTTTGAACACACGACAGGTAGAACACATGCATGGGTAGTTCCTGTAGTTGCTGGAACTAATGCAGTAGACTATTTAGTAAAAACTCTTTCTAGTGGAGAATTACATCAAATTTTTAAAAATTTTCCAGGAGCAGAAACTATATACACAAGTTATCCAGGTTCTGACACTAGCATATTAAATAAAAAAATTATAAATTTTGATCTTAAACCTCCTTTTGCATATGAGACAGAAAATTTATTATATAAAAATATAAAAAGAGATTCTGATAAAGCAGATGAAGATTATAATTATTGGTCTAATTTACCTTTAGATAGATTTGCAGGTAATAATAGATCTCTTAGTGAAATAATTGAAAAGTACGCAGAAAGAAAAACTCTTTTAAATAATAGACTTGAAAGTACATCTAGTATAAAAATAGGAGATTTTATAGATTTAAATGAAGACGAAAAAGGATATATAGAATATGTTTACAATAAATTTTTACCAGAAGTAACTCGCAATTTTTCTGTAAACGTAAAATTTCTTAATGGAAGTTTAAGTGATGGCGGAGCAAAAGCTCGTGTTTATTATTCAGATAATGTATATGCTACTGCAACAAAACCTTCAAATACTTCTGCAAGTAATAGTTTTGCTCAATCACAACTTTTACTAGATATAATGAATGGTGTAAGCTCTTTTTGGGGAGGTTCGTATATATTAAAAAATCCTCCAGCATTTGGATCTATATATCAAGATGGAGTAGTTTTAAATGGAAGTCTTGGTAGAAAACCTATCGAACAAAGATATGCATATATTATAAAGGTTGTAGCACTTACTGCTACTTGGGATGAAGCTATGGCTATTGAAGAACAAGATGGTTTCTTTTTACCAGATGCAGAGTTGTTATCAGAGTTAGTTGATAATGGGAGTGCGGCTATGGGTGGACAAAATATAGGTAATGATACAGATTTTCATACAAATCTATACGGAGATCATTCAACTATTGGTACAAACACTAACACTGTAAGGGTATGGACAAGTACTACTGCAAGTAGTGGAATAGCGAAGGTAATAAACTTTAGTAGAAACTCATCTACAAGTCATAGTCCTACAAGTACTCTGATGAATAGTCTGTGTACAGCTGTTCATATAAAACAAGTAGATTTATTAGAAGATAATACTATAGCCACTCAACTTGTAGTTAACCCTACTAATGATGATGGTACTAGAAAAGGGCCAGATGTAACTACTAGAATACCATTCTGTCTTAAAAATAGAGATGGAGGTACTGTTTCTCAAACTACAAGTGAGAATATATATTATGATCCTTTTTGGGTTCATAACTTTAATGCTTATAATCCTGATTTTCCTGCTTATCCTAGCAATACTCCTGTAGATAATCTTATGGATCCAGAATTTTGTCCTTGTTTACATACTACACAAACTTATTATAATGGAGACGGAAATACTTATGAATTTCAAATTATAGGCGGAGAAGGTTATGCAACAGCTGCGCACGCTATGTTACCTGGAAATAGACTAGAAACACTAAATCAATTTAAAGTTTCGTTTGATAAGTTTAATAATATTTTACAGTTAGATTTAGTTAACCAACCACAATTTTCAACTGATTTTAGAAGAGAAGAGAGTAATAGATATACAAGTAATTGGTTAGCATATACTACTAATAGATATAAAAATGGTTATGATTCTCCTGAGTTATTTACAATAAATAATATAACTAGTGTTGCTTTGCATACGTACGAAGATCCAGAGCAAACTGTTTTAACTTTGCCTTATTTTAGTGGTTATTGTGGATTTGGATGGGGATCTGTTTTACCTGTAGTATATAACATAGATACTCAAAAAAATACACAATATAAAATAGAAATTTATGGCACTAATAGTCATGATGAAGAAGCTATAAAAGCTCCTAAAGAATTTAATTCTTCAAGTACTCTATATATGTGGGAATCAGAGTTAAGACTAGGATACCCTAAAGGAAGTGCTTGGACTACAGGTGTTACCAGCACTGCTTCTAATATGGAAAGTAGATATTCTCTAGGAAGTGAAAACTCTGCATCACCTAGATATAATCCGTTAGCTAAATATGTTAGCGAAACTGCATCTCATAATAAATTTAATACTAGGAGTACTCATCCAAAAAAAGTAGTTGCGTTTGATACAGAACCTAAATTATATTATCATGAAGATTTTTATGGAATATATAATCCATTTGGTTTTAATGATGTTATGATGTATGGGGAAATTTCATCAGTTAGTTCTTTAACAAATACTCCAATAAACTGGGTTAAAAAAATAAACTATCTTTACAATAGAGATGCAGATATTCTTAATAATTATAAAGCTATATATGAACAAAATGATCCAACAGATTTAGGATCTTATTCTGAAACCAGATCTGATTTTCAAACTATAATAGAATCTATTTCTACATACGTGAAAAATTTTCCTTTAGAAGATCAAATAGGTGGCTGTAATGACTCAAATGCCTATAACTATAATGAATTAGCTACTTATAATGACGGTAGTTGTGTAGAAAGAATTTATGGGTGCCTTCAAACTTGGGCAGATAATTATAAACAACATGCTGATGGAACACTTAATACTAATATAAATACAGATGATGGATCATGTGTAGGAACTGTATGCAATAATACACTAGCTTCAGGAAATTACGGAGCAGGATATAGTACAGGTTTAATAAATAATATTTTAGAATATTCTGAGCAATACGATACTCAAGCTTTAATAGAAGCGGCATCTGTTCTTGTAACTGAATTAGATACTTCAGATAATTCTAATTGTCAATTTACTGCTATACCTAGAAATACAATAATAAGATTAATTTGTACTTCACGTAATGAACTTGAAAATCTAGAAGTATGTAATGATAATCCTATAATTACATATATAAGAGATAAAGATACAGGAGATTTTTATAACTACACTTCAAATCCTGAAGTAGTTCAAACTCCTTTATTAGATTTAATATGGAAGAGGTATGAAGATACTAGAACTTTTGAAAATGGTGTTGATAAACTTATACTGTATAATCATATTAATCTAAAAGATAGACCTTGGTACAGCTTTTTTACCAGCAATGACGCTATTAGAACTGCGAGTGATTTACCCTTTCCCTCTGATTTAGAAGGAGAACGCCCAACACCAAACGAAATTAAAGTATATATATTTGGAGACCCTTTGTTAAACCATTATAATAGTACAGGTCAAGCTAGTTATCAATTTAGAGAAAAAATTAAACCTGCAAGATACAATTGTATAGAAAACCCTATAATAGCGGACGGAACTGGAGGTTGTTTATTGTATACAGAAAATTCAAATGCAAATAATGATGATTTAGAACTTAAATTGGGTAGTTGTGTTGTATCTGACATTCAAACTATTACTCCTTATAACTGTGAAAATCAAATACTTTTTAGTCCTGAAGACACTGGAGGATATATATTAGATTTTTCTATTTTTAATACTGATGAAGAACTCCAAAGTTTAAATCCGTGTGCCTCTTCTTTAGACACTGAGCCAAGATATATTATTGGAGGTAACTTAGCAGATAACTATTCAGCAATTGCACAAAGCAATGGAATTAAAGTTACATATAGCCAACTTCCTAAATATTCTGGTTCTCAATTAAGCAACTTAAGTGGGTATTCTGAGGATATATTAGATTCAAATTTAATACCAAATGAAAGCAGAAATGCAATATCTTTTAGATCTACTAGTAAATATTCTGTTGATGAAACTATAGCTACTTCTAGTGTTTTATATACAAGTATTTCCGAATATTTTTACACAATAGATGGTAATCCTTACTCTGGAAGTTATGTTGTAAAATATAATACTACTACTAACGAAATTTATTATGAAATACATTCAAACACACAAAGAACATCTCAATCTATGAATAAATTATACACTAGGGTGCAGGTTTTAGAGCTTAATTCTAGTTTGACTTCTACATATGAAGAGACTCTTTCTAAAAAAATGCACAAAGTTATAAATAAAATTATTAATTTACCTATCTTTACCGACAATTAATTTGACTATGGCCTTTACAGTACAACAACTACATGATAGATATACTATAGCTAACAAAGCGTTAGACTCTTACGGACTAAGAATATCTGATAAATTAGCTAATGGTACAGCTTCTAGTAAAGAAGTTTCAAAATTTAATTTAATGTCTGCATGGATTTCTTTTATAGGCTCAAAACTTTCTACGCCTACATCTATAGAAGGAGTTAGCCCTAAACAAGTTAAATTACCTATACCAGGAAAAATAGAAAATGAATCTTTTAAAGATTTAGCTATAGGTATAGAAAATTATAATGGTAGATATATACCTATAATTAAATTACCTAACTGGAGTGATTATTCTTTAGCGGTAGGATACACTAATGCTGATCTTTTTTATCTTTTTAGAAAAAAAGTTATGGCAACAGAACATCCTAATGAATTTCCTTACATAGATGATCAAGGCGTTAATAGAGGTAACTTTAAAATATCTTTTGGAGGAGACTCATCTGATTTTAATTTCTTTTATGTAGATTTCCCTCAAACCTCAGATTTTAATAATCAAAAATTTATAGCAAGTAATAATATTCAAAATGGAACATACAATTCTTTTCTCCAAACTAATTTTTCTCTTATTTCAGGAGGGCCTTTACAAGGGCATAATGCAATAGTTACAGGAGGAGTTAACGCATATAGTGAAGGTAAAGATCTAACTACTAAAGAAAAAGATGTTTTTAATAAAGCTTTAGAAGACATCTCTATAGAATTAAATATTTCATACAGATAAAAAATATAACAATGGCAAAAAAAATAAATGTACCTAGAACCCAAGTCAGCGCTAAAGGAGACTTAATAGCGGTGGTTCAAAATGGAGTTGAAAAACACATTTCTAAACAAGATCTTTTAAAGTATTTAGATGATTCTGTATCGCAAATGGCATCTGATATATCTACAGTAAAACGTCAAATTACTAAAAGGACTATTAATACAGCTGCCCCTAAATTTAATACTACTGTATCTGCTAAACATCCTGTAGGAAATCGAGATCTTACTACAAAACAATATGTAGATTCAGCAATGCATAACGTTATTAAAAATGACGGGACAACAAAATTAATTAAGAATCTATCTTATAGAACATCTCCTGATGTATTTAAAGAAGAAGATCTTGTTACTAAAAAATTCGTAGACGACGAATTAAAATCTACTCTAAAAGCAGTTAAAAAAGAAAAGGGAACTTCTGGTTACCCTAAAGCGTCTGCAGGAGAATCGTTTATTATAGAGCAAGATATAAATGTGTTTGCAACAGATGGCCCTGAAGTACAAGCAGGGGATTTAATTATATGTGTAGAAAACTCTGATGGTGGTGAGCATGGTGCAGTTGGGCATCAATTTGCTATTGTAAATACTAATGTAGTATTTTCTACAGAAGAAAAAGCAGGTATACTGAAAGTAGCTACTGAGCAAGAGTTATTAGATCTTGAATCAGAAGATTCTGCACTAACACCTTATAAATATAAAAGAGCTCTAGAACTTAATAGTGAGTATAATAGAATTGAAATAACTACTCCTACTTACACTCTTACAGAATCTAATAGAGGTATTGTAGGAGTGCAATCTCAGAACCACGCTGTAGTTTTAACTTTACCTTCTATTGGTAGATTGAAAAATGCTAAACTAGTAAAGTACTTAATAAAAGATGAAAGTAATTCTGCAGCTAAAAATACTATTACTGTAAAAACTAGTGGCGGAGATACTGTACAAGGGTCTAGAACATTTATAATGTCTACAGACGGAGAGTCTGCAAAATTGTATAATGATGGCACAGGCAAGTGGTTTTTAGAAAGTAATGTATCTAGCGCTTCAGCTGGAGCAGGAGTTAAAACATTTAGTACAATAGATGTTACAAACGGAGAAAGAGCTACTACAACAGGAGCTTATGAACCTGTTATGGCTATAGATGTAGATTTAAGAGAGTACCCAAAAGGAACTGGATTTAAAATAATTTCTCATTGCTTTTTTGCAGGTAATGGTAATACTAAAACTATTGCTATAGGTGTAGATGGAACTCAAGTTTTAGAATCTTCTGCTACAGGTACTACAGCCCCTAACAGTAAATTTTGTCATCACGAAATAACAGTATTGCATTCGGATACTCCACAATATATGGCTTTTGGATTTGTAATGATTGGAACTGATGATACTGTAACAGGTCTTACAAATGGATTAGAATTAGATTGGAATAGTAAAATAACAGTTAGTGTAGATGTTAATGTAGCTACAGCAGTTACAGATGTAAAAGTATATGCGTTACAAGTAGTGCCTTTGAAATAAAAAGATATGATACAAAGTTTAATAAATGCCATTAATAATGGTAAGATTTCTAATGAAGTACAGTCCATTGAGATTTTTTATTCTACTCCTGAATTAAGTGGGGTTCTTATAGATCACCCAAGAATAGAAGGACTTAAAGTTATTCCAGGTACAGTATTAAGCGCTTCAGAGTTTGATACTGAAATTTCAAATGCTTTTTTTCAATGGTCTTTATTGTTTAACAATCTATACGGTAGTTTTGCTACAGTTAATTTTGTAAGAGTTAAGCAGGATTCAGACGCAGACTTACATATAATTTTTAATACTACAACTGTTAAGTTTGTAGAAAAAATTTCTGCAAATACTTTACAGTTAAATTTAGGTATAAATTGGACTAATCAATCTTCTGCTCATGGATTACTACTTTTAAATTATTTAGTTAGAGGCGTTGGATTGCTTATAGGAATATCAGATACAGTAGTAGTATCTCCTATGAACCCTTCTAATTTAGGTATAAACTATCTTTCATTATACAATATATCTAGAGGTGAATTTGGGTCTATATCAGCAGGGTATTTAACTAATTATAGTTCTGTAACAAATAATGTTATATCTACTTATGGTACTAGTGTAACTAATACTCCTTTAATCTTAGGTTGTACAGATCCTAATGCAACAAACTATAATCCAGATGCAACTATAAATGCTGGAGTTTGTCAATATTTAGAATCTCCATTTTCTACAATAGATAGAAATACTAACTATAGTTATTTACGTAATAACTATTCAGAATATTTTTTAGCTAATAATTCAAATGTATATGAGTACTCTGTAGGTACTTTTGAAAATCCTGCAAGTATAATAGATCAAAATGATTCTATTATTAGTGCACTACCTGTCAATTTAAATGATAATGGTTACCCTTTAACTAGTTTAGTTATAACTGATAAGTATGAAGGAGACTATGGTAGTAGTGTAGGAGAAATTAGATATTACTGTTTAATTAATGTAGATGGAAATTTAAATATTTTTAACTCTGATGGACAACTAGTATCAAATCTTAATAAGTATAATGATATAGAATATACAATGTCTTCTTTTACTCATTCTACAAGACAAGATATATTTTTATCTAATTTTAAATTTTATTACTCACAAAATGGAGCTAATGATCATTATTTATACTGGACTAATAAATCAGGTATATCATATAATTTAAAATTAAATGATGCATTGCCTCAAACTAATAGTAGTGGAGAAATAGTATCTGCTTGTAATTTAGATACATATACCTATGGTAATATAGATAGCGTATCTGCTGTTAATATAGGAGGAAAAATTACAAATGTTTCTGTACGTAATGGAAAAATTTATGGAGTAAATCAAGAAGGCAGTCCTTCTTATGTAGGTAAAATGTTTAATACTGCTTCACGAACTGAATATGGCTCTTCTGGCGCTACTGGAATTTTAGGAATTAACAATCTTAACCATACAGAGATGAGTCTTGAAACTTATCCAATAGACAATGGTATTTTTGAAAATATAAAACATTGTATATTGCCTACAATAGCAGGTATAAAAACTTTAAAGTTTCATAGTAGTGAAAATTTTTTAGAAATAACTACGCTTAACTTAGCATCAAGTGGGCAAAGTAATACTACAGAAGATTCTAGAAATGTATTTACTTGGGTAGGAGATCAAGAAATGTATTATGAAGGATCTTATACTGAACAAGAAATAGGGAGTGAGCCTAGTTTAATTCTTAATGACCCTGATGCAAATATGGGAGATCCTATTGATGTTAGAAATACTAAAATGGATGTAACTCCTTTTTATAACTCACAACATTTAAATTCTACGCTTTTAAGACCTTTTAGTTTAGGGTTTAGTTTTGACGATAAAGGGTTAGTTAGCCTAAGTAATAAAAAATGGGAAGATGGAGAATTTAAATTAGGAACAGAAAATGAAGAAGAAGAAACCTCAATATTTACAGGATTACCTCTTTCAATAGGAAATAAATTATTTAGAAATTCATTTTTTTGTAATAAAAATAATATAGCTTTTCAAGCTTGGGCAGTTCCCTCACCTATACTAAGTGATTTACACCCATTGTATATAAATACCTCTTTTACTAATGCTTCGCATGAAGCTACTTCAGGAGAAGCAGGAGCGTATAATAGCTTTAGACATGTAGGAGATTTCCATTTAGCAATTGGTATGAAGCATGGGTTTGTTTTAGCAAAAGTAAATAATACTAACTTTTCTTTAGTATCACCTACAACTGAAAATGGAGTAGAGTTACATATTGCAGGAGGTTCTCCTTTAATGAATACTTTTAATGGAGGATGGACACCTATTTCTATGGAGTTTTCTCCAGATGATAATTTTTTATATACTATCATTGAGAACCCTGAAGATTCTAACAGTAGAAGAATTGCTATATATAATATACATTCTGGAACTGGAGAAGGAGAATCGTACGGATGCACACATGGACAACTATCTGAAGAATTAAATAATAGTGTAAGAGTTATAGATGTAGATGAAATGGATTTACAAAAAGTAACTCTTCAAGATGATGGTTGTATATATTTCTGGGGATCTGATAATAAATATATGAAAATTACAGACCCTGATCTTGAAGTGTCAGTAAATATATTTGCTTCAAATCCTAAAGTTTATTCTTTATCAGAAGCAACTCATGTACCTTCAAAATCTTATTTACGTAATAGTTTGTTACATAATTTAAGTTTAATTGAACAAGCTTCTCATATGAAATATGAGGATAATGATAATAGAATTAAATATGCTCAAATATTTAATTCTAAAGAACCTGCAACTGATATAACTAGTGGTATATTTCCTATAAATAGTTTTGAATTTAACTCTAAAATTGTAGCGCCAGGATTTACTTTTGATGTGACTACAAATACAATACAAGAAAATGTTTTAAATAGTTCTACTATAATAGACTCTTTAGCAGTACAAACTTCAAATGAATTAGATTTAAATATAGTAGCTTTTATAGAGTCTAGTTTAGGAATGTATGCATTAAGAGGATTTGATGGTACTTTGTTAGATCAAGTAGGATTCGGACCGTCAGCAGCTGCAATGCTTAATTTTGATTCTCAAAACTCTGTGTTTATGTTTCCAGATCCTAATGTATCAAATAGGATTATTTATGGATTTATAACATCGCATCATAGCATAAATTTAGAGAGTTTTACAGCAGAAGATAATAGTGTTTTAAAAGATGGGACATCTTATTCTTATTCTAATATACAAGATAATGATCGTTACCTAACTTCAATAAATATTCCTACTGGAACAAATGCAAATGCTAATATACGAGGACATGAAATTGTAAAAACAAATGATAATCAATATAAATTTATTAGAACACATACAGACAATGAAATTAAAGAAAATAAACGTAATATTTATTTATGTTTTGCAACACCTCAAATTGGTGTTCTAGGGGCTAGTGGTATTGAATATAGTAGCGCTAGTGTTTTTGTTCATCATTTATTAGAAGATAAGTTAGTTGCTAACGGAGATAGTTACACTGCTGAAGGTAGTGAATTATATACTAGAATAAAAGTATCATCAAACAAACAATATATTGTTATTGGTACTATGTCTAAATCTGCTAGTTTAGATTACACTGAATGTGTTATTAGTGCTTTTAATTTAAATATAAATGACAGAGATAATATTTTAGGAACTCAGATAGGTGAGTCTGTAAGAATGTCTGCTTCAAACTTTTTAGTAGATAAAGACCTTGTTCCTATGACAAATACTGTTATTAGAGATTTAGAGTTTTCAGTTAGTTGTAATAAAGTATATGTGTTATTAGGTAAACATGATAATGGACTTAATTCTCATAGTATTAGTACTCTATCAAAATCAAATAGAATACTAAGATTAAAGCTAGATAAAACTAATAATACTTTTGGTTTTGATGGTATACTAGTAGAGCCTGGAGTATTTGATGCTCCTGCGGCAAATAGAACTAGTCCTTTTATTACATATAATAGTGAAGGAAAATCTAATCAAGGTAGTGGATATTATAAAGCTAATACTGCACCTGTAGGATTTTATACAAACCCTGTAGGAGAGATATTTATATCTAATAGAATTGAAGCTGGTCTAGCTAGTGAAGAAGATTCAACTAGAACTGTTATAGCCGTTAATGGGATTATTACAAACTCTGATTCTTCTGACTCAAGGTTATTAAGCAATGCAGCTGTAAGATTTGCTGACGAAGTTAATTTAGATTTAGTTAGTGTAGGGTTACCTAATAATGTATCTAAAATTGCAGGGGTTGCAGGAAACTTAAGTGAAGAAGAACTTGAAAATCTAGATAAATATAATTTAGATATTAATCCTGAGATTCAAGCTATGGTT